GTACATACGAATCGAGTTTAGAATCATGTGTCTAAGAAAAGGTTCACTTAGTTCAGCACCTGGCTGAGCCATAAATGAAGCTATGGAGATTTGACTAAAATCAATGATTATCATTATCTTGTTCCTTGGCGGCCCGTTTCAAATTTGCTGAGATTACTTTGAGGTGTTCATGCATGAAATGTTTGACACCAAGTTTTCTGCAGAGCGCTGCATTAAGTATATTGAGGACAACGCCAAGATCATCGAAGAGCTCAGGATCTCGCGGGTCAAAACCGAACTCGTGTAGAGTTGCTGATAGTTGGCTGATAAGAGCTTGGCTAAATTCTCGTGCATATTGTTCATTACTATATTCTTTCTTAGATGGGAATTGTATAACTGTTCCCATTATTATATCACACCTAATGCCCGTTGTAAACCCTTAATATGCGAGCGATGGACTTTTACCATAATCCAATCGTTGTAGTATTGATCTGATGTCAATACTCCGCGGGTAAACTGTTCATATGCTTCAAGGTAATTACATTCGCCTTTAGTCTTACAGAGATGTAAGATTTCACGAGTATAATCATCCTCGCCTCTAGAAGCAACTTCTTCTATAAGGACTTTATTAGATCCAAAGTAAGTCTTCCAATCAGACTCAACCTTCGATCTTTTCTTTTTGCCTTTTACTTGTTTTGTCTTGCTAGACCAGAAAAACTTTTTACCAATGTATTGTTTATTGGTTGCCTTGCAAGTAATTAGATATACGAAACCATAGATTTCTTTGTGTGTTAATTCACCAAGTTCAAAGGGTTTACCATTCATCGTCCACGTCATTATGAGGATACTCCATTTCTTCTAGATCCTCTTCTATATATGAGCTTCCACAGAAGGGACAGAAGAGAGGCTCCTCACCTACTTCGTCGTAGTTGAATTCAATAGTTACTTCACAACTGCATGAATTACATTCACAAGTTTTTTTCATAGAGTAATACCCAATGCTTTTAGTTCTTCAGTCATTTGTGCTTGAACAGTTGCAGCTTTATTAGCTCTTTCCTCGTTGATTAAAAGCATACCTTCACCGATGCCTCCAACGTATGTTAAATCTTTAAATATTACAGGTGCAGATCTAAGTTCAACACCTGATAATTCCTCTAACTGTTCTTTGGTGATGTCTTTACCAATTAATTTCTCTTCAAATGTAATGTCATTAGCTTTAAATAACTGCTTCAACGACATGCAGTTGACACAGTTAGGTGTAGAGTATACCGTAATCATAGTGATAATCCTTTTAATGTATCAGCGGAAACGTCTTGCTTAACGCCTCCGGTAATGTAACTTGTAATCTCAGTTTCTTGTGGAGCAACTTGAACGTTACCGCCACCAATCCACTTCTCAGTCCAAGGTAATGGATTAGATTGTGATACGCTATATGGGCAGTGATAGCTTAGTGCGCGCATACGTCTGCATCCAATCCACTCAACGTAGTCAGCCAATAGTTTCTCATTTAGACCAATCATTGATCCATCTTTAAATAAGTACTTAGCCCACTCTTTTTCTTGCTCAATAGCTGCAACAAACATTGATTGAACTTCTTGATCTGTTTCTTGGCGAATCTTTGCGATGTCTGCATCATCTTTAATAAGATGCTTAATGATAGAAGTACTTGCTGCAAGGTGAGTGTTCTCATCACGAGCAATAAACTTAATTACCTTAGCGTTACCTTCCATCTTCTTGAGCTCAGCAAAAGCCCAAGAACACGCAAATGAAACGTAGAAGCGAATACCTTCAAGTATGTATACGCTCAATAAGCATAAGAATAATTTCTTCTTAAGCGTGTACATATCGATTTCAATAGTTTTACCATTAATGGTGTGAGTACCAACACCTAGTAATTCATAATAGCGTGAGTAATTGATAAAGTCGTCGTAGTAGATTGAGATGTCGTGAGCACAATCTAAGATTGGTTGAATGTTTTTAATCTCATCAAATACGATTGAAGGATTAGGATACACATTACGAATAATGTGAGTGTATGAACGTGAGTGAATAGTTTCAAAGAACGCCCAAGTCTCAACCATAACTTCTAACTCTGGAACAGAAGCCATAGGCAAAAATGCAAGGTTCGGTGAACGACCTTGCACTGAATCTAATAGGATTTGTCGCTTTAGATTAGAAGTAAAGATGTGCTGCTCATGATCGTTTAAGTCTTCAAAGTCTTTGCGATCTTTTGATAGATCAATTTCTTCTGGGCGCCAAAAGAAACCTAATTGCTTATCTGTGATTTTTTCAAATTGGCTGTAACGTACTGCATCATATCTTGCTATATCTACTGATTCACCAAAAAACATTGGTGATTCTAAATGACTCTTTGTTTTTATTTTAAATACTGACGACATTTACCACTTTCCTAAAGGACACGACGTAAAAGGGAAACGTACCTTAAGGGCTAATAAACAGCCGCAATCGGTACATACTCTAACACCTTGGCCAATATCCGTATTTGACGGACATGTGCCACATATTTCTAGACGCCCCTGTGCACTAATTGGTTTATAGTCAGGGATGTCTTTCTTTAATTCATTTATTTGCTTTTGGATTTCATCTTCATTTAAATCTTGCATGATTCACAATCGTCCTCACCTTCGACTGGCTGGGCTAATTGTTCTTCAATAGCTTTAAATTCTTTCTCATGAATTTCACCAGCGCCATCATATGTGTTGAAATAATAAAGTTGCTTACCACCATACTTATAAAACATAACTAGGTGCTTAATCATCTCTGACATAGGCACCTTATGATCTTCATAATTTTCTGGATTGTATGATGTGTTTACAGAAATGCCTTGATCGATATACTTCTGTAGCACAGCACAAATCTTTAGATAACCTTCTGGAGATTTCTGATCCCACAGTAAATCATAACTATTCTTTAACTTATGATAACCTGGAACTACTTGTGCCATCACACCATCTTTAGATTGTTTGAATGAAACCAATGCTCTTGGTGGTTCAATACCATTCGTTGAGTTGCTGATCTGTGCGGAGGTTTCAGCTGGCATCAACGCCATAAGTGTTGAGTTACGAATGCCATAAGCGATAAGATCGTTACGTAATGTAGTCCAATCCATACGCTCTTTGTGTTCAACTAACTCATCTACTTCTTTCTTATATGTATTATTTGGCGTTTTTCCAAGTGAGTATTTTGTTTCATAATGTGAAGGACACGCGCCTTTTTCACGAGCTAAAACATTAGACGCTTTAATTAAGTAGTATGACCACGCTTCTGCGTATTCATCTATCGTTCCGAGTGATGCGTCATTGTATGCCAATCCTCGTTTTGCAAGGAAGTAGGCGAGGTTGATGATGCCGATGCCAAGAGGGCGGCGATTTTTCGTCCCTCTTTCTGCAGCTGGTACTGGATACCATTGATAATCAAGTAATTCGTCAAGTGCTCTGACTGAGAGGTCACAGTACTTTTCGAATTCTTTTGGCTCGTTGATGAGTCCCCAGTTGATGGCCGACAAAGTGCACAGACTGATTTCTCCATTTTGATCCTCCGCTGAAGTTAATGGCTTGGTTGGTAAATCGATTTCACAACATAAATTAGACATGCGAATAGGTGCTTTTTCTGGTAAGAATGCACCATGACTATTAGCATGATCTACGTTCATTAAATAAATTCTACCAGTATCTTTTCTTTCTGTTAAGAACTGTGAAAAGACTTCAATGGCAGGAATAGTTTTTTTACGAATACCACTTTTCTGTTCATATTGAACATAAAGCTCATTAAATTTTGTCTGATCTGCGTAAAACGCGTCGTATAAATCAGGCACTTCATCAGGTGAAAATAAAGTAATGTTACCACCAGTCAATAGACGCTCGTACATTGTCTTATTGAATTGGAAGCAGTAGTCCATGTGACGTACACGAGTTTCTTCTGTACCTTTGTTGTTCTTTAATACAATAAGGTTTTCAAACTCAAGATGCCAAACTGGAAGATAAACAGTTGCTGCTCCACCACGAACACCACCTTGTGAACATGATTTTACAGCAGCTTGGAAATACTTTAGGAAAGGAATGAGACCGGTGTGAACCACGCTACCGTCGCCAATACGACTACCGATAGCACGAATTGCACCAGCGCCGATGCCAATGCCAGCCTTTTTAGAAATGTAACGGACAATCGAAGTTGATGTCGAATTGATGGAGTCCAAAGAATCATCAGACTCAATAAGCACACAGCTGCTAAACTGGCGAGTAGGAGTACGAAGGCCGGCCATGATTGGGGTAGGAAGGCTAATATAGAACTGAGAAATTGCATCATAGTATTCCTTTACATACTTTAGTCTAGAATCTCTAGGATACTTCATAAAGAGATTCATAGAGATTAACATGTACAAGACTTGTGGTGTTTCATAAGGAGTCTTTGTAATGCGATCTTGTACTAAATACTTACCACGGAATTGCTCCATACCAACATAGGTGAATTCATTATCACGCTCATGTTTGATGTAGCGATCTAAGCTATCAATTTCTTGTTCAGTGTATTCACCAAGAACAGCGCCGTCATAAACACCACGCATGACGTTCTGAGTAATGATTGTATTCAATGACCAAGGTGTGTACTCACCATACACTTGTTTACGTAGCTTATAGTTAACAAGTCTTGCTGCAACGTATTGGTAATTAGGAGTTTGTTCTGAGATAAGCTCAGCTGCAGATTTAATAATCAACTCATGAATGTCATCCGTCTTAATTCCATCATGAATTTGAATGTTAGCTTTAAGCTCAATCTCAGAGATTGATACTCCATTGATTCCTTCTGTAGCCCACTCCAAAACTTTATGGATTTTATTCACGTCAAACTGTGCTGGTGATCCATCTCTCTTAATTACATTAATATTGTGCATTATTCTTATAAACTCCAAAGTACAGAAGTATATTATACCACACCCGAAAGAGGGTGTAAACAATTATTTTTTTACGGGATTAAGCGGCCGCAGAAGCTATTGAGATTGCGGCGTTAATTGCAACGTTTAGCTGCTCTTTGAATTGTAGTTCTTCAGCGTTTAATGTAACAGCTTTCTCTACTTCTAAGCCTTGTAAAAGGTTTATATATTCTTCTTTAGAGATTTGCCCGCCTTCATACGCCTGAGTATATTCGTTGTAATATGCTGCTATTTCGGCTGTATTCATCGTGGCTTGCTCCCTAAGACGTGTTGAATTTTCTCAGCATTTCTTTCGACTTGCTGAAGCTTCATTTTACAAAAGACTGGTGAAGTCTTCTCATCAAATTTAATTTGCTCTGATAACTCTACCATCTGACCTGCCATTTTATATGCCTCAGGATTACGTGGTATATGTTGTGTAAAATTTCTTAGCTCTGTACTTGTATAAATGATATCATTAATTTGTGGCTTAACTTCTAATGGTTTATCACATGATTTTTGAGCTATCTGAGCAGTAGTTCGTATCTTATTTATTAAAGCGTATTCATTAGTGTCGTATTTAGCCATGAAATATGCATCGATCAATGCACATCCGCTTAATGACATAACTAAAAACGCTAAAGCTATCTTTTTCATTTCACGTCCTCATATATTTTCTTTTGTGCTTTTTGCCACTCTATCCAAGTATCTATCTTATTTTTACATTCATGATACTGCGCGTAGTTGTCTGTAACAGTTCTAACAACATCACTCATCTTTGCATCATCTTTAAGTAGTAATAAATCTGGACATGATGTCTTTAGTTCTTCTGGAACGTCTGGCCAAGTTGGTTTAATCGGTACAGACTTTAAACAACCAGTCAAAAGAAGTATAGGCAATAATAGTATTAATCTCATTTTGCTTTAGCCGCTTGATTCATCCTAGCCGCTTCATTCATTAATTGAATTGCTTCTGGAGCGACCTTACATTCAGCATCAATCTTAACTTCAACTTCTTTAATTTTTTCTTGAATAATTATTTGTTTTTCTTTGATCACTTTATTCTTTTGCTTTAAAGTATCATCAAGTTTTTGGTTTGTTGCTTTAGATAACTGTTCAGCAATTCTAGCTTTTTCTTCAAGTTCTCTAACCTTTTCTTGCCAACCTCTTTCATTCCACCAAGTTCCTTCTAGGAATATACCAATTGCTAAAATGATCATTCCAATAGGTTGTACTAATCTGCCATAGTTACCAATGAATGGAATTTTGGCAACGATGCTTGCTGCAAATGTAGCTACAAGACCTACTACAAAAACTATGTGTACGAAATATGTAATCAGCCAATCAGGCAAGAATGATGTAAGGAACCACATTTTAGCAGTTCCACTTTCTTAGAGCTTTATTGATACGGCTATCTGGATCATTCGCTGTTTTAGCTGATGTTAAACGCTTCTTCATTCCACCCATGCGAGCACAGAAAGATTTTCTACGCTTAGCAGCTTTACTTCCTGGCTTTAACTTTGATGGAGGTGTTGTAACGGCAGTCTTTAAATTACCACCAGTCTTTCTGTTATAATAGTCTACACCTTTTTGTGTAAGACCACCTTCTGAAGACTTATGTCCTTTAGCATCGATAGCGTACTCAAGTAACTCATCATCATCAATAGTTTCTAAGTCTTGCCAGATTTCGTCTGAGTCAACACCATTTAATGATGCTAATTCTTCAATGAG